CTTAGGAACCAGTGCCAAAAGCGTGGGGGTTCGAGTCCCTTCATCCGCACCAGACTAAGAAAACAGAGGATTTTACGCCTCTGTTTTTATCCATTTTTATCTTAATTTTAATGCAATAGTAATGCAGTAGACTTTTATTTTATATATTTTATCAATTAAAAAAATTTACTATAATTCTTTTACTTTCTTCGATATTATATTTTTTATATATTAGAAAATTAATCATCAACAATATTTCTTTTTCCTTTTTATTATATTTTTTGCTTAGTTCTTTTGTCAAATTTTTAATTTCTTTATTCATATTATTTTTTTCTCCTTTAATTATATTACGGAAAATGCACTATTTTTCCAAAATTTATTGTTGAATTATAAATACAATAGATTGTGTCCACTATGGTGGAAATTTTACGAAAAGCTCATTTTCATTTACAAAAAAATAAAAGCAATACTACTGTATTACTTTATATAAATCATCAATTTTTATATTTAATGCTTGTGCAATGCGTACCAATACTGATATTGTCGGTTCTTTTTCGTTCTTCTCTATATAATTCAAGTGTGAACTTGATAATCCTGTCATTTTTGACAATTGTTCTAAACTTATTCCGTTTTTCTTTTCTAATTCGTTTCAATAAAATCTCTATTCTCATACCTTCCACCTTTTGTTTAGTATGTCTAATTTTTTTTATAACATACTTTTCATCCACTATGGTGGAAAAGTGCTATTTTCTTTTACGAAAATAAAAAAGAGGTATTATACCTCTTTTGCAATTTTAATTATTTCTTGAAAATCCCTCTTGCCTGTTATGTGTTTTAAACTTTCTATGTTTAATACTAAATAGTAGTTCTTTGCCCTATTATATTGTTTCTTGTTTCTTATTTTTAATATCTTTATCATTTGTAGAGATTTATTATATAGTTCTTCCATAACATCATCTCCTTAATGATATTATACTACTTTATGTTACTTTTATTTGTTGTAATTTGTCGAATTTATAAAAAATTTTAAAAAAGTGTTTACTCAGTCAATACAACCAAAACTTTTTTGTTTTTTCTGTTGACTTAGAAGGAAAATTTTGTTATAGTGTGAATTAAGTTGTTGACTCCTTCAGTTGGGTGCATAGATTAGTAGTTAAATACTACCTCTTGCAATTCAACTAGTAATCTGTGCACCTAACTTTCACATGATGGTTAGTGCACACTTTAAATGAAGGAGGTGAGGAAAATTGGATTGGATCTTAGGCATTGTTGCAATAATTCTTTCACTAAGTTTTTTAGTAAAAGAAGCAACAGACTTTATAAAAAATTTAAAATCTAAAGGCAAAGCAAAACTGTCTAAAGGTTTTGAAGCACATTTTTCTGTCGTGCCAATAGCAGACAAAAAAAGTGAAGATGTACATAACAAACCACATCCTCACAAATAACAATTATTTTGAGTAAGGGTTCCGCCCTTGCTCACTTTTTTATTATAATATATATATTATTTTCTTTTGTCAATCAATATTACATAGTTTTAACACAAATGTAAATTTTCTCGATTATCGTAATTTTTTTGTAACAGAATTGTAACATCACTTTACATTTCTGTCAAGACAATTATATCATATTTTAAAAAAAATTGCAAATACTTTAATGCTTGTAATTCCGCCAAAAATCGACCTCTTAAATTGGATTTTAAGCCATTTTCATTTTAAAGGCAACAAGTTATATGCCTTAATTTTGGCATAAAAAAAGAGGTGGAACTAAATCCACCTCAAAATTATATTTTACTACAATAATCTAAGCAGATCCATCCACTTGGAGTATAACCCCAGTTTCCATTTACTTTTGTTACTGTACATACTACTCCTCTTTTATAACCGTTAGTATAGTAATTTCCTAATCTACTATTTTGGCTTCTTGCATTAGCAGATAATTGTCTCCATGTTTTAGCAGAGTAACCTGTACCAGGTCCATATCTTACATTTAATACACTAGCATTAACTCTGTATGATCCTGTTGAATATCCTGTTCTTGATGGTGTACTTGGACTTGTACTCTGACTTGTGCTGTACAAGTAGTCTGAACATACCCATCTATTAGTTCCTATTCTACTCCAATTAGAACTTGTTTCATAAACTGTTACTTGATTTCCATTATATAGACTTCCTACTATACTTCCCCAAGGTGCATTTCTTACATTTAAAGCAGTATTTACTTTTACATATCTAGTATATGTATCTGTTGTTACTGGCTTGTCATCATTTGTCTTACTTGAACCTGTATTTTTAAATGCAAAGAATTTCGTATAATTTGCATAGTTTCTAAAGTTGTCTATTGAACAATAAACAGTATTTCCACTTACTGTTACTTTGCCTCTTCTTGTAGATGTATCAAATTTTCCTGCATATAAATATGGATCATAAATCTTTATTGTATTTCCATCTATTCCAACTAATACTATAAAATGTCCTCCAGTTGTAAATAATCCATTACCTACAGAACATATTACTAAATTATTATTTCTTAATAGATTTACTACATCATCTAGTCTATATGTTTCTTGATATTCTATTCCAAATGTATCTGCAGTCCATCTAAAAGCACTAAAATATGTTCCATTATTTGCACTTCTGAAACCATACTTAACATATAAATCTCCCATTGCATCTGGAGTTATTACACCTTTTATTGCTGTTACTACCATACTTGCTGATGTTGGACCACAACCACTAGAACCTATTGTTTGACTAGTATTTCCAGTAGAAGTATATGGATGATATTTCCATCTTCCATCTATTTGTGAATAATATGTAAGTCCTGTATAATTTCCTAGACTTATTGAAGGAAATTCGTTATCTCCATTATATGCTATGTCTCCTTGAAGTAAAAACCCTTCTTCTTCTGTAACTTGTTGCTCGTCTCCTGTAGTTTTCTCTTGTTCCTCTGTTTGCTCTTCTATTTTTGTTGTTGGAAGTTCTTTTACCTCTTCATCTGTCATATTATAAGTTTCTATTGCTTCTGTTACTACATCTACAGCTTTGTATACTTCTTCTTTGTCTATTTTGCCTGTTTCTTGAAAACCAATTGCTACTCCTAGCATTATTGCTAATGCTGATAATATTGATGCAATTAATTTAATGTGTTTCTTCTTCATCTTTTACTCCTCCTTTTCTTTTATTTCACCAGATGGAAGTTCAAAAGTATTGTTGACTAGAATTTCTATACCATGATTTCCACCTAAGGCTTTGTATTGTTCAAATAAATCACTTAAACAATATCTTGCATATTCTGGTAAATAACCTTTCTTTGTGTAACTTTCGCATTTTCCTACTATCTGGCTTCGTACTAATGAAAGCATACTTGCCTTCATTAATTTATTGTCTTTAGCATTCTTTGATATTTCTTTTGCTATTTTGGAAAGGAATGCAAAAATCCCAGTTAGCACAACAGGTATTAGCCAATTTAATATTATTTTTATTATTTCTTCCATTACTTTCTCCTTTACAATAAACTATGATAAAAATCTAACTTTCCTAATTTTGCACTAATGAGTTTAAATCCATTATTGCTGTTGCATCTAAAATAGGTGCTACATTTCCTTCTTCTACTTCTGTGTAGATATGTGTTGTTCCTTTATATGATTTTACTGTGTTGTATATTGCTTCTAGTTGATTTATTAAAGTTGTATTTGTTATTTCTATGTCTGTTGGTGTTACTAATAGATAATAAGCAACTATATTATTACTTGCTAAATAAATATTTACTTCATTTTCTGTTGTTCCTATTATTGCTTTTCTTATTCTTAATATCATTTTTTTAGAATTATCATCAAAGTAAAAACCTTCATTACTACCTGTCCATACATTTCGTTGTATTAATCTATTACATATTCCATGATCTTGTTTAGCGTTGTATTCAAGTAAATCATAATTATAGAACAATCTAGTAGTGGTTTCTTCTGATGTATTTAAAGATGGACTAGGTTGTGTTCCGTCTAAAACAACCTTATCTATCATTTTCTTCACATACCACTTACCTGTTGTTTCATCTTTCCAAATGTAGTCTTTGTATTCTCCTATTTTACATAGTTCTATTGAGCCTAGATTTAATGGTAGTCTTGTTTCTTTGTGTTCTTCATAAGATGTTGAGGTTGTGTTTTCTTCTAGTTGGAATACATCTAAATTAGTTTTTAAAATAGCAACTCTACAATAATAAGCTTTTTCAGTTGTTGTTATTGTAGTTGTATTTGAACCAATCCATCTTTTAATAAAGTTTTTATTCTCATCATATATACATATAGCTTCGCTTCCAGTTAATTTGTTGTTAGAATATATTGTATTATTTTTAATTTTTAAATAATCACTTGTGCAATAATCATTATCGCCATAAGGTGAACCATCTCCACCTAATCTTATATTATTTATTACATTATTTTTATCAAATAAATTATTATTTCCTACTACAACAGTATTCTCTCCTGTAACTATTTTAACAGGACTTTCCCAGTCTGGACTTGGTGCTGTTGCTCCATAAGGGTGGTATTCTGTTGCTGTTGAGCCTTCTTCTATCATTGGTTTAAGTATAATATTATTAAGTGTTATTCCTTCCCTAATTACAAATCTAGTCCTTAAATTTGTAGTTTGGCTTAAAGTAAATGTTGGTGAACTTATTGTCGAATTATTATTAGGAGAACCATCTACAAATAGAAAATAGGTTGTATTACTTTCCCCACTCAAACCACTACTTACAGTATATGTACCTGCATTGAATGAAGTATAAGTATAATCATTTGTATAAAAATTAATTCCATTTGTACCTGATGTACCGTTGCAAGTATAACTTCCATCGCTATTTTTAGTAAATGTTACTCCGTTTATAGTTTGTGTTGTAGCATTATTTGGTAATAAATTTTTACTTGTTTCTCCATCTTGTTCTGTATTACCACTTACTTCAATAGGCATTTTTCCTTTTGCTGTGTTATTTAGTGTTACATCTGTTCCACTACCTGCTACTTTAGCCATTGCATCATATAATTCTTTGTTTTCTTCTTGTAACTCGCTTATTAATTCATCTTGTGCTGTTTGGCTTTCTGTTATTCCTAACCAATCTTGTGCATTTCCTTTTTCTTCATCTGTTAGTGTTTCTGTGTTTGTTGTTACTCCTACTTTTACTGCATAATCTAAATTAGCAGGTACTATTGGGTGATATTTTTGTTGTTTGTTAGCTATCTCGGAGTTTCCTGCTTTATAAATATATAACAACCCTAGTACACCATCTATACCATTTAATATTCCATATTGCACTCTAGTTTTTACTACTCCACCTTTTTGTGCTGTTGCATAATCTGTATCCTTTACATAGTCTGCTAAATCGCTTTCTTCTATCTTTTCTCCTAACTCTGTTTCTAGCTCTTGCACTTTACTGTTGTATGTTGTTTTATCTACTTTTGTATTTAATAATTCATCTGTTCTTGTTTTTGTATAATAATCATTTAATGTTGAATTGTCTACTTTTCCATTTAATAATGTATCTGTTTGTGTTTTGTTGTAATAGTTGCTTAAATCTACATCTCCACCTAGTTTATCCCATTCTGTTCCGTTCCAAGCATAATTGCTTCCATCTTCTTCTACATTGTATACATCTCCAACTCTTACATCTATACTAGGTAAATCACTATATGTTGCTACTGTTCCTTTATATTTGTAAATAGATGATAATTTTCCATCTATTTCATCTTTATTGTAACTTTGATTTTTATTATAGTAATTTGTTAGGTTGCTTACTGTGTTATCTATAAAGCCACTATCATTTGTTAAATCACTTGTTTTTGTTGGTACATTTATAGTACTTGCTACTATATTTGCTATTGCTTGATAATCTTCTGGTGTTATTACATAATCTTCTCCGTCTTGTCCATCTGCTCCATCATTTCCGTCTAGTATTTCAAAAGCTTCTTCTGTTCCGTCTTTATATGTTATTGTTAGTGTTGTTACTTTTCCAACTTTTTCTGCTGTTATATTTAATTTTTCTACTTTGGCTATTTCATCTTCAAGTAATTTTATTACAGTATTTACTCCACTTATTTCTTCTGGTGTTATTTCTCCACTTGCATCTTTATTCTTATAAAAATTCAATACTTTTGTTTTGCTTCTCCAGTCTTCATCATCTTTTGTTAGCCATATATAAAAATCTACTGCATCATATTTTGTTATTGCGTTTGTTATTTTATATTGATTATCTGTTATTACATCCCATACTACTCCATCATCTGTATCAAAAACTATTTTTTTATTATAATCTTCAAACTTTTCTGGTACTTCTATTTCTAATGTTTCTGCTTTGTTTTCGTTTTGTGTATTTTGTGCATTTATTAATAATAATTCTCTATTTTGCTTTGCTATTACTTTCCTGCTTTGCTACTCTCCTTCTAAATCATTTTTATGTATAAGCTTCAACTGTTATATTTGTATAGGCTACTCCTCCTCTTATTACATCCCCACTTGTTCCATTTATTTGTAATGATATTGTATCTCCTTCTGCTACATCTATTAATGTATCACTAGAAGTTATCATACCTCTTGCTGATAAGTTCATTGGATTAGCTATTGAAATAGAATTATTTCTATAAATAGTCAACCATTTTAGTCCTGCTGTAACTGTTGTAAATGATACCTTTGCTGATATTTTTACTTTAGATACACCTTGTCCTATTACAATATTTCCACCACTTACACTCAATCTGTTTCCCACTTTATTACTACTGTTTAATACTATTTTTTCGTAACCAGTAGTTGATTTCGTTACATCTGCATTTATATATGCTGTTAATACATTTGGCTCTGCTCCTATTCTAAACCAACTTCTCCAAGTATTATTAACTTTTTGTCTTTGCCATACTACTGAATTATTATATTCTATCCATCTTTGTAGAATGTCATTCCCATTTCTTCGTAATACTTCTAAATAACCAGCTTGCATCGTAACATTACTAGGTTTATTTGATGGTGTATTTGCATTATTAAAAAACCAACTTCCAGTTTCTGTATAATCATCTAAGTCTGTTCCTGCTGTTTCTACATTTATTGTAGTGTTAGCATTATAAATTCCATTCTCTATATTATTTAGATGATCCTCGTCTATAGGTGTTACTCCATTTTCCCAGATTGTTTTATTATAGTTCCTATTATTTTCTCCTTTACTATATTTTTAAATATCCTATTACATCCAATGTGGCTGATACCATTCCTGTTTTTTGTGCACAGTTTTTAAAATCCACCGCCGTATTTCCAGTATATGTTGGTACAGTGTCTGCACTTTCAACTACTAAATATTCCGTATTAGATAGATAGTTAGATACGTCTATACTTTCTTTCGTTTCCAATACCTGACTACTATTTGTAGGTGTAGAAGGCGTCCATCCGTTACTTCCAAAAGCATTTGTTATTTCTGAATATGCTTTGTCTCTTAGTATTACTCCAGAATACACATTATAATCTTCGTACATTTCGCTTGATATCCCTTGATAAAGTTTAAGTTTTCTTGCGTACCCCCATCCTGTGCTTCCATCTGAATACCATTTAATAGGGTAATGTCTTAATGTTACTTTAGCAGATATAATAGTAAAATTATCTGGAAATTTAGGTGATATAATCATTGGAGTAGCCATTGTTGTTCCACTATTGATTTCGTCGCACTCCATTCCTAAACTATCGTAGCCTCCTACAATTCCGTACATTGCTCTCGTATGAGATGTTTTCCCAAAAAATTGCATATTACATAAGACACCATTCCCACCTATAATAGATGCGCCATCTGCCATTTTAATTCCGTTTTCATTTATTTCTACTGTTCCATTTGCAATACTAGCATTTCCATTTTCATCAACAGAAAATCCACCATTAATTGTAGTATATCCTTCAAGAGATAGTTTCCTTCCTTGAATAGCAATTCCTTCTGCAGATTGATTTATTTTTGAAATAATTTCGTCTTCTCCAACTTTTTTTCTTACTTCGGTATTTATTTCATCTGCAGTTTGTTGTATTTCACTGCTAACATCCACTTTACTTGCAAATAAAGTTGTAAAATCATTTTGTGCCATTAATTTTACAAATAAATAAGCATTATTGTAATATGGAAGTGATACTTCATAATCTCCATCTGTTAATTCAATTTTAGGATATTCATAAGTATCTCTTTTGGGAGTTATTAATTTGTAAGTTGTTCCATCATTATTCATACCCACTTTTTTGTATACAGTACAAGTTTTGCTTTCGTAATCTAATGTAAATTCGTCATAATTATCTTCATCATAGTATAATAAATCATCTGGTATACTATATTTAAAAGTTTCTTCCGTTGTTTTGTTATAGAACACTATATCTCTTGATAATAAGGTTAAATTATTGTTAGGATATAAATCCGTTCTTGGATGAAGATGTATTATATTTGTCCCTACTGATCTTGCTATTATCTTAAATGGTTCTCCATGATTTATTTTTTCAAATTCTAATAAACCAAATGCGCTTTCTTTTGAAATAGTTATATCTGCTATCGTACTTACTTTACTATCTAACTCATCTACAGTTTGTACTATTTCTGATATTTTATCTTCTGTATCTGATTGTTCTTCTATTATTTGAGACATTTGTCCATTTATTTTATCTATTTTAAATTCTACATTTTTAAATTTAGTTTTTGTATTATTTGTATTCTTGTATTTTACTTGTGTTTTTGTTAATGCTGGTGAATCTAATTCTCCATCAAATGATCCGTTAAACGTAAAAGTATGATTTAAAACATATGTAATATGTTGTACATCTTCTGCATCTAATATTGCGATACAATCTCCTGAATCTAAATATGGAAAGCCATAATATTTTGTTGAAAAAGGCGTATATTTTAATCCATTTAAGTTATTCCACAATGGAGTTATAACTTTTTCTCTTTCAACTCTTTCTATTAAAAATGAATTGTCTTGTATTTCTATTTCTGTTAATCCATTTTCTTGTATACTTTCATCATCTTGTATAGTAGAATTTTCTCCTTCTACTTGTGAAATGCTTAAAACTAAACAGTTGACTTCTCCATATTCTTCATTTTTTGAAAAGTCTGTAAAATAATTATTTCCATCTATTACTTCTACTGGTTCAGCAGATTTATTTAAAGATATTATATAAACTTTATTGTCTCTTCCTATTTTAGCAAATCCACCTGCTAATTGTGCAATCTCACTTAATACTTGTCTACAATCTTCATTATTAGTAAAAGGATTACCTAAAATCATATAATTAGCATTTACAAAATCTAAACTTCCTACTTCTAATCCTACTTGATCACATAAATCTGAGAAAAACAAATCTGCTCTTATAGGGTATGTAACTCGATTTTGGTATGGAACATTAAACTTTATCATATAATCATATCCAATAAAATTTGTTCTCTCTATTACTTCTTCATTATCTGGTTTTTGAACTATAAAATTCCCAAAAGGTATATATTCATCATTTATTCCAGCATAAGCTTGAATTTCTTTATCTTCTAAGTTAATTTCATTATTTGCATTTACAAGATTTACTGTAATTTTTTTTGCTACCGTACTTCCTATAAATTTATCATTTACGTAACAATTATCTTCTATTGAAAAATTAACTAGTTGTCCGTTATAATTTTCTCCATCAATATCAACATCATCTTCAACAATATGAATTTTTCCTTGTCTGTTAATTGCTACATTTGATTTACACTCTTGTTTAAATTCCTGACTTGCATTATACCCTTTATCACCTACAATTCTATTAAGCTAATATCTACTGGATTATATAAAATTCCTTTATCAGTTCTATTCCATTTCATTGTTACTTTTCTGTCTCCTCTATAGCAGTTTATTGTTTTTGTTTCACCAGTATATGGGCAAAAGAACTGAACCGTAAATTGTTTCAATGTTTTTATATTTGAAAAGAAATCAACTAATTCTTCTCCTGTAAGATATCTGGTATGTAGGATTATTTTGTATTTTTGAGCTACTGGATTATAATGCATATATCCCTTTGCATTTCTACCACTATCATAACTTACATCATACCATTCAACATCATAACCTTCATCTTTTAAATAGTTAGTTAAATTTTTTCCATCTACTTTTATAATTTGTCCTACATACCTATATTATCTTCTCCTTTATTATGTTGGGAAAGGCGCTTCTCCTGTTTGTATGAAGAAATCTTCCGCTTGTGTTTTTACTTTCTTAAATATAATTCCTTCATCAGTTCTTGCTTCAACATCTACTTTTACGCCTTCATCTCTCATAGCCTTGCAAAACGCATCATAACTAGCTTCTCCAATTGCATTTGCTATATTTTCATTTAAAGCTATTTTACTTTGAGTTTGAATTTGACCAGAAATAGAACTATAGTCTATATATTGTTTTGTATCTATTTTCATATTACTAGTATCAACTTTGAATCCAGAATCAACTATTTGTAAGTTACTATCAAACGCATTTGTTATTTGTTCAGCATATGAAGATACTTGTTTTAGTGTATTAGTTTTTTCTTTGTTTAATTGTATTTCAAATCCTTCAACAAAATATGATGCTGATTGTTTTGCATAAATAGATGGTGAATGTATTCCCAATCCACTATTCCATTTGCTAAGAATTGATTCTGCCATAGATCCTACAGTTCTAAAAATTGATGAAGATGGATTATTCTTTAGTGCGTTAATTTTATTTGTAAATCCTGCAACCCAGTTTTCGGCTGATGAGCCTAATGAACCTAATGAGCCATTAAACATTTTCGTCAATTTTTCAGCTAATTTCTGAGCATTAGTACCTGCTTTATCTTTTTTATTCTTTATTACATCTATTGCTGCATTAAGATTATCTCTTGTTTTTTGTCTTATCTCTAGATTTCTGTTATACATTTTTGATGCAGTTTGTCCTAATTTTTCAAAGTTAGTTCCTACAGAGCTTTTTTTGTCTTTAACTGTTTGAACCATATTTAGTATTTCTGTCTTTGCTGCCCCATTTACATTGTTTAGAGCTTTTTGAAAATCCGTACTAGAGTTCTTTGCTAAATTATACCAAGCAGTCTTTACTTGTGGTGAAAGCTTGTTAGTTGTTGTTACTGTTTGTAATATTTTAGCCTGTGTTTCTGAATCCACTTTACTGATATTTTTTACGAATTCACCAGCAGAAGTTGTTGCCATTGTTTTCCATTTATTTTCAATTTTAGGAGACCATGTATCTAAAGTTGTTGATTGCGCAAGCATTGCATTTTTTCCTTCTGTATCAAGCTTATCGTATGCCTTCTCCCATTTATCAGCTGAATTTTTCAACATACTTTGCAATGTTTCGCTAGTTACTTTACCTTGTGAAATGGTTTCTTTGCTAACAGTTCCAGTTTGTTTAACCATCTCATCTGTCATTTTCTTATCATATGATTCTATATCTTCTGTTGTTTCTTTATAATGGTCATTAGCATCGTCTAATGCTTTTTTTGCAGTTCCTAGATTACCAAGCATTGTAGCCATTTCATCTAAACTAACAGAACCATTATTTTTCATTATATCTTCGGCTTGTTTTAAAGTATTATTGTAGTTTTCTTGTGCTTTTTCTCTCTCTTCGTTTGCTTTTATTTCTTCTTTTATTGCTTCTTTATATAAATCTTGATATGCTGCTAATTTAATTTCTGATTTTTTCTTTTCTATAACTTTTTCAATACTGCCTCTTAATTCGTCATAGCTTGTAACTACTTCTCCATTTTTAGTAATAACTTCGCCATCTCTTTTTAGTTCAACGCCTAAAGCATCACTTAAATCTTTAAGAATGTAGTCAACTCTTTCTTCATTTCCTTTTTTTACTCTGCCATTTTCATCAACTAAATCTTTAAGTTTATTTATCAATTTTCGTGAAACTTCTAATTCTAATTCTTCACTATCAGCATTATCTTCTATGCTTTGCTTGCTGTCTCTATAAGCTTTGGCATTATCTTTTATTTTTTCAGTCAATTCAGAAGTTTTTTGTTTTGTTTCTTCTAATTTAGTTTTTAAATCCCCCATTGAATCTTTGTAGCCTGTGATATCTTTTATAAATGCTGCTAATCCCATTATTGCAGTTACAGTTATTCCAACAGTTAATCCAGCAACAATATTTCCTGAAAGTGTTGTTACAGCCAAACCTATTCCAAATCCTGTTTCTAAAGCTCCTACAATTTGATTTCTTATGTCATTTTTGTTTAATCCATCTATATAAACCTGTAAGCCTTGAATTGCAAACATTATACCTAATCCTATTTTTAAGCTATTTGCAAATCCCAACTCTTTTCCAAGTTTTGTTGCTTTTAATATACTTACAATTCCAAAAGCTCCCGCTCCTGTTCCTAATAGAGTTTCTAATAACGTAAATAAGTCTATGTCTCCATCTAACATATGTTGTGTTCCTTTGTATTGTGCATATATTCCAGTCAATAACATAGTTATTCCAAATGCCATTTGGAAACTTTTTTGATTTGCTTTATTTCCTGTTCCAAATATTCCAAGATTCTTTAATAAATCTGTTATAGTACTTGCTATTTTCCATGTTCCTATTGCTACACCTATAGTCTTAACAACATCTAATATTTTTTCAAAATTAGTTAGACCTTCTTTAAGTTTCCATGTTCCATCGTCATTTCGTTGGAATCCTAACCATTCCAACATTTTATCTCTTATATCTTGTGCTTTCCCCGAAATAGATTCCATTTTATTATCCCAATCTGTTAGTGAGTCTAATAATTTGCTATCTATTCCGCCTATTGAACCACCAGAACCAGAGCTACCAGAACTTTGTGTTGGTGGAGTAATGTTATTCAATTCATCAAATCCTAAAATTTGTTTTTTAAATTCTTTTGCTTTTTTTGTTGCTGCGCCCAAACCTGAACCTATGCTATCTATATTATCAGAAACATCCCCTAAATATGTTCCACCAGTTGTTCCTAAATCATAACCAAATAAATTAGCAAATGACTTTAATATTTCTTTTATTGTCATTATAATTGCATTAGCCCATACTAATAATGGTTGAAATGTATTTACTATAAATGAACCAGCAACTTGTTTTAATTCTATTAATTGATTTTTAAATACTCTTATTTGATTTGCTGGACTTTCAAAAGTCTTAGCAAAATCTCCTTGCGCTTGTCCTGCTTGTTGTATTATCGCAATGTATCTTGCTACTTCTTTCTCAGCATAAGACAATTGTTGAACACTTCTCTCTATTCCCGCTTCTGATAATACTTTTTGTAATGCGCTTTCTGATATATCTACACCAATTTTTCTTAAAGGTTCAACTTGTCCTGCCAATCCAGACTTCAATTTGCTCATTGCATCTTCAACACTTAAATTATACAATGAAGCAATATCATAGCCAGCTTTAGTCAAACTTTCAGACATTCTATATGAACTATTCAACTCAATTCCTTGTGATTTCAACATTGAATAATACATAGCTTGATATTCTTGCAATTCTGATTTATTTGTCGCTAATTTTTCATTCATCTGGTTTTGAAAATCCATTGCTTTTATATAATATTCACTTTGTGCTTTATCTAAATTTCCATACTGATCTATAACTTTTCCCATAGCAACTTCGAATAGGTTGTTAGTTTCTACCATGTTAATATAATCAGTACCTATTCCTTTTAAACTGCCCCAAGTTTTCTTTAAGCCCGTATATATTGCACCTATATTAACAACTTTTTTTAATGATTCAATTGTTTTAGTTGTTTTATCAACATTATCTTTTAATTTGTTACTACTATTTGAACCAATTGTATTATTTAAAGCAGATTTTAGTGTACCTAAAGAACCAACCAATGTATCAATTGATTTTACCGCATCATTTATTTGTACTTCGACTTTGCTTTCTAATGTTTCAACTTCATAATCAGCCCTTATTATTTTCACCTGCTTCTTTCTGTTTTTCTTGTAGTATTTGTTTTATTTTTTTATTACGTTCTTTTATTTGTGCTTCTACTTTTAATCTCTCTTCTCTTTCCAATTCTTCTTTTGTTTTTGGCTTAGCGTCAAAATCATATGGTTTTTCTATATAATTAATTGCTTGCTGTCCATTTTTTCTTCCAAACGAATTATATAAACTTCTGCTCACCGCTTCAAAAACATATAATCCACTAACCCAAGCATTATAATTAGAAAGTTCTTTTTGAATTTTAAATTTGTCCATATACGATTTTCGGTATGCCCAGAGTAACTCTGGTTCTTCGCTCCAAAATTCTCTCGTAGACATACCGAATTGTATTGCTAATGGTAGTAGATAGTCATAAAAGAACTCTTTTAAATTCTTAAATTTCTTTTGTTCCCCATTATTGGAATCTCTATCTACATTTCCACTATCTTGGCTTTCTTCTTCTTTCCATTTGGGGATTGTATAAAAGCCGTGTATTCACTTATTAAAAATTGAGTTATTTCTTCTGTATCTCCATCTTCTGCTATATATTTTTCTAATACCTCAATTGCTTTTGTTTTTGTTATATCTGGTTGTTTTGCTAACATTCCTGTATAAAATAGTGTTTCTGTTAAACCTACTACCTTACCAGCATTTGTTATATCTAAACCATTATTTTCCGCATTTACTGCATCTTTTCTTGTAGGATATCCTAATAAATAGTCTTTTTCTCCTACTCTTATTTTCATTAATCTACTCCTAATTCATTCCTCCATTTTAAAATTAATTAGCTAATAATGCTGTTACTTCTGCTGCTGTTTTATCTACTATTGATGTTGCTACTATGTGTAATGTTGCTTCTTGTACTGAACCTGCACTAAATTCATTTTTCCATGTTTGTGCTGTACCTTGGCAATATGTTCCAGTACCATCGCTGAACACAGTTAAAAATTCATGTACATTTCCATCGCAAATAGCTTTAACAGCTTCAAATTTTTCAGTTGTTCTGTTATAAGTATAATCTTGTGTTGGTGTATCTTTTCTATCATCTATATATTGTTTTGCTGGGCTATCTAGTTCAGTAACTTCTATTGTTCCACCTTCTGCACCACTTGCTGGTACTGATTTTATACTTACTAATTTAGTATATTTATCATTTGAACCTTTAACATATAATAATGTTCCAACATCATTTATTGCAACTTCTCCTGCCCTATTAATTACCTCCTATAAATTCTTTTATTTTCGTCTATTTTACCTTCAAAACGCATATACCATCTATATACATCAGTGTCTGCATTTGGGGCTTTACGACTACTTTTTCTATTCATTCCATAATGTTCATCAAAAACATCATTCACTAATTTTACTAATTCATTAGCAATTGTTTGTTTTGCTATATTTCCTTTATTCATTGTATATATTTCTATTTCAAAACCTATATGAAATCTTTGATCTGTTTTATCTAAATTTTCACTATATAAGTCATCTCTTATTTGTTTTATTAATACTAATGGTATTTTTTGATTTGGAGGAGTATCTTTTAATGTTGTAGGAGAATATTGAGAATTTTCTTTTATGTATGTTCTAGCATATCCAAATATTTCATCATATACATCTGGCATTGCCCTATTTAATCTCCTCCTTTTGATTAGATATTTTTAGGTAAACTTTCTTCCATTTTTTTTACTGCATTATAAAATTTTTTTTCTGCAGGTAAACCTTTAGTCCATCCAAAAGTTCCATCTCCTTTAGGATATATCCAACCTTTTTCTCCATGTTTATTTACATCATACACCCATCCACTCATAATATCTGGATGTGGATTTTGACTTCCTACTACACCTGTTCCAAACTCTCTATATGTATCTATAGGGTCTGTAGTGTGTATTCCTCCACTTACTTTACCATTTTCATATACAATAGGTAACATTTTGGTTGAATCGTAGTTATCCTCTAATCCAATTTGTGATACCATTTTTACTATTTTACCTGCCAACGAAGGAAATCTTTTTTTGTTTTTTTCTAAAATATCTTTAAATTCATCTATACTTTCAATAGACAAATTCATTTTGTATGTTGTATTTAAGTTAATATCCGCCATATCAAAATCACCTACTTATCTGTAATCCTTTCAAAGTACAAAGTTATACATTTATTTTGATTTCTTGGTGGAAATAATCTGTAGTTTGCATTTGGACATGAATAACACTTAATTCTTTCTTTAGTGTCTTCTATAATTTCTAACTCATCAAGATGTTCAATTACATTTTCTTTCAGTTCATCTGAATCAATTATAATTTCTCCTTCTTCGTCCGAAGGTTCGACTTCATCTAAATATGCTACATCAAATTCTTTAAACTTCCCAAAATATATATTTTTCTCAATTACTGCCCTCTGCATTTGTTCAGCTTTTTCTCCAAACTCTTGAATGTCTGCTGATGCACTAACGGGTTGAACATTTATCTTATACATTTTAGGTTTTGTATAAATTGGTGTCTCATATCCAAAATCGTTTTCTATGCTTCCAACCTTTTTAGCAATCCATATTTTTTTGTTCCATTTTCTAAACCTATTTTGGAACACCTGCCTTGGCTGGAGGTAAATCATTTAATAAATCTTGTGATATTCCACCTCTTGATTTGGTCCATTGCAATCCATTTTCTGAATATTGAGTATATGCACCATCTTTCATTATGTTGTATAACTCAATAGCACAATTGGTTTGCCAATTCTTTGCTTTTTCATTTGGTAATTCTTCTATTTCTGGATTATATGGATAAACTAATCTAAGGTATTCATATTTAGCATCTTGTAATTTAATTTTAAAAATATCATCTTCACTATTATCTGTAGCATCATTTAATATTTCTAATCTCATTTTTTTTAATTGTTCAGTTTCTGTTATAGCCCTAGATTAGTCCTCCTCTTTATCATTTTTTCTTATTTTCTTTTATTTCTTTTGCCACTCCAGCATCAATCAATACTTTTCCTCTCTCAGCAGATACAGTCATTTCTGTACCTGCCTTGATAAGTTTTTTGTTTTTTGTACTATCGTGATAATTTTTTATTATTTGCACTTTCATTTAATCACCTACTAAACTGTTGGTTCTGTTGTTTCTACTGAACCAGTAACAACGACTTTTTGTCCAGCTGGTTTTGTGAATGTTGTAGATAATCCTGTAATTTTTCCATGGAATAATTCATTTCCATAATCTATTCCTATTTGTCCAAATAATTGATATTTTTCTCCTGCACCTGTTTTTGCTAATTCTTCTAAGAAGAAGTTTCCTTTTCCAGGTACTGGTTGTTCTACTGGATTAATAACATCAAAGTTGAATGCAAATACTGTTCCCTCTGGTATAAATTCACCTAAAGCAACTCTTATTCTACCTATTGGTAATAGTAAATCTCTTACTTGAATACCATATTCACTTTCATAAGCTTTTCCCATTTCAACTCCTGATTCTACTGCAGAACCATTAATTTGGTTTAATCCTACTGTATCAACCCACAATACTAAGTTTGTGATATCTCCACCGTTATCTCTTATTTTTTGAACTAAATCATTTACTAACCAAATATCTAATGGAGCTCCTTCGGCATCTACTACGTTTGTTTGTATAGCTTGGTTCATTCCTCTTGTTTTATTAACTTCATTATCAGCTGTAGCCTTATTATAAGTTCCTTGAATAAATGTTTTCTCTATAGATCTTGCCAATTTTCTCATTTTATTTCCAACTTGGAAATCTAATTCGTTTTGAGGGTTTGCTTCTTGTCCTTCAATATTAGCTCCTGCTAATGTTCCCATATTACTCATCTTTGCATAACTTATTGCTACTGCATCTTGGAAAATTTGTGTTACGTTTGTTTTTTGTGTTCTTGTGATATATGAAGCGTTTGGTGCTGTTAATGAATCACTTTCTGATATATTTGGTATACCTCCATCTTCGCTTGCATATTCTTGTCCTAATACGAATTCTACTGAATTTGTATATTTTGTTTTTCCACTTATCATTGATAAGAAAGGTGTTCTTGTGTTACCTTTGTTAAATAACATACCAGAGTAATTTAATACTCCAAAACTTTGTACTGTTCCTGTTGTTTCAGCCCTATTTAATCTCTCCTTTTTCTAATCTTCTTTTCTTTGCGCCTCTTGTATTAAGCGTGTATAATATGCCATTTTGCCATAATCGTTTCTTTTTTGAGCATCTGCATATAATTTTTTATATTTATCTAAATCACTTTCCGCACCTGAATTATTATCATTTCCTGCTGGTGGTGTTTTAGTTCCTTTTATTATTTTGTCTTTTATAGTTTTTTCAATATCTTGTTTTTGTTTTAACATTGCATTACATATCGTTTCTGCTAATCCTTTTGTTTTATCAGGATCTTCTGTGACTATATTATCTAATATCCCTTTATAATCATCTTCTTTTATTCCAGCTTTAGCAAAAGTATTTTCCGCATACATCCTACTAATTGTTAAATTAGCCTTTTGGTATTGCTCCTGCATTAATTTTGCTTGTTCCGCTTGTTTTTCTTCATCTGTCATCTTACTTTGCTTAAATGTTTCAAATTCAGTTTTTAAGGCATTGTAAGCATCTAACTGTGTTTTCGTATTTGCCTTTTCAGCATTATATTTTGCTGTTGGTACAAATCCCTTTCCTACTAATCCTTTTATAGCTTCTGCTTTTGCTGCATCATCTAATTCTGAATTAGTTAAAATTTGATTTAATTCTTCTTCCCTAATTCGACTCCTTTTCTCACACTACCGTTTTTACCGTTCGTCAACGTAATTTGTGTGGCTAGTTATTGTCCCCCACTAGCTGGATTATTCTTGCTTATACTTGGATTTTCTTTTTTCGCTCCTTGTGCTAAATCCTTTTTCACTTCTTCACTATTTATTGAAGTTTTTTGATTTGCCTCTTCCGCTTTCCAAAAGTCTTTTCCAAAGTATTTTTTAGCTTTACTATAAACTTCATTTGGATCTGAGAATAATCCACAAATTGTAAATGCTACATCTGGTGGCACTTGTGCTTGTTTCATATTCATTAATCCTTGTGTTTTTACAAGTAAATTATCTGATTTGTTTCTTGTAAACTTAATATCTATATCACTAATTTTTAAATTTGTTAAAGTATCTTTATATTTACAAATTTTTAAAATTAACTTTAAGAACTGTCTTTCCGCTTTTTTAAATGAAAGTTCATCTTGTTTAGCTCTTTCATCAGCCATTGTCCAACCTTCACCTAAAAGCCTTGCTTGTCCTGTGTCTCCTCCAGATGGTTTATCATTTAATCTTGGCACTCCACATATGGTCAATATATTATTATATAAATCATCTGTTACTATTTTTGTTTCACTATGTAACAATTGAGATGTAAGTAATTTAACATCTGCTGGTTTATTAGGATCATTAGATGTCACCTCAATTGCTCCAGCTTCTACTAATGCTTTAAATGTATCTATATCAACTTCTTGGTTTATAAATACTAATAAGCTTTGTACAAATTGATCTATTCCGTCTAAATCATCTGATTTTATTCTATTTAAAGCATTTAATCCACTCATTACAAGTTCTATTAATCCAATTCTTGCTTGGTTTAGTGGATATTCTATTATTCTATGTCCTGCTAATTCTAATGGATATTCTTGGACTTCTTTGAATTCATTTTCACTTATTGGCATTTGAATATTTAAGATATCAAAATTACCAAAACTCTCTTTAAATTCACACATAAACTTTTCAGTATAAACAGTTATTATTCTATATTTACTTATATATTCTTGACCATTTTCTGTTTGTAATGATTCGCTAAAATAACTGTAATGACCACTAAAAAGTTGTTCCCCTTTTATTCCAGAATTGTACACAACAAAGGTTCTTCTTGGGTCTGGTATTCTTATTTCAAATGGCGCTTCATCATCTTCATTATCGTCATTTTTATCTATATCAGCCCATCTATAGCCTGTTCCACATATATATTGCCATTCAGCAAGCTCTTTATCTCTACTTGATTTATCTTCACTTTCCATGAATTTATTAAGTTCTGATATTTCTGGATTCACCTTTTCGTTATCTTTTTCGCCCTTTTGAACATATTGTACAGGCTCTCCATAAACATATGCTTTTTTAAACTCTACAATTTCAAATGCATGATTTTCTAATACTTTATTATTTATTTCTGGTCTTACATTTTTTTGTTTTTTTAATATTGGCTGTTTTCCTTTGTAGTAATTGTATAAATAATCTATTTCATTTGCATTTTTCTGATGTTCTTTAAGCACTTGTGGAAGAATTCGCCTTATCTTTTCTGCTGTTAATTCTTCTTTAGTTATTGAATGAGTTAAAACTCTTCTTCCAAAAAATATTTTCTGATAATCTCTTATTGGTGTTACCGTTGTAGGACTATCAGTAGTTCTTTGTGCTGTTGTTTCTTCTATTATCTCTTCTTTTTCTGACCTTATTTACCCTCCATATTTTTCTAACAAGGAACAGTTGTACTATTCCTTATTAGATTTCATGGAGTGAATTAGTATAGATACTTCATTCCCTCCACCAATTTACAATGTATCTATTCCCCACTATTATAAAAATAGTCCTTCTCTCTTTATTATACTTTTTTTGGTATTTATTGCAAATCGGTGTACATAAAGTTACTCGATTTCGCTAGGTTTCTTTTTTGGTTTTTCTGGATCTTCATATTTATAATTTTTGCATTTTTGAACATAAATAATTGGTTCTCCCCAATCATCTGCTTTTTTTATTGTATTTATCATGTATTCTTGCTTTTTATTTCCATATCTATATTTAAAACATTCGTCCCAATATTTACATTTCCAACATATATTTATCCTATTATACCCCCAATCTTGCTCTATTAACAGGTTTTGGCTTACTTGGTTTTCCTCTATCTAAAATTATTTCAGTTCTAAACAACGCCATACTATCAGGAGCATCATCATGTTTGTTAGGATAATCAAAACTATATGTAGTAAAATTCTTCATAAATCTACCATAATCGGTATTAGGCTTATATTTTTTCTTATCTTTAAATATAACAAATTTCTTTATATCTCCTCTAGCATCTTTTATTCTTTGTTCCTTATTAACTGTATTATATTTTTCTGTTATTTCGCATATATTATATCCTTTAGCTTTTAATCTATCTTCTAATAATGTCTTTAATGATGTATCTGTATTATTTTCTAAAACAAATCTTGTTACTGTATGTTCAATTACTTTTTCTACTATTTCATCATATAATTCAGTCATAGCTTTCTTTTTAAAAATACAATCTACAAAATAGTACTTTTCTCCATCTGCCCTAAATATTGGCATTGATACATTATCTTTTCCTTTTCTTGCAGGATCTAGCACTGCAAAAGAATAAGGAAGGCATAAATCTTTTCCATCTTCATCTTTTGGCAATTCCTCGTAATGCTGTAAATTTTCATCTGCGAACTCTAAACCTGTTGGTGCAATTGGTTCTTGCTGATATACACAACTAAAAGAAAATGGATCTGATGTGTCTCTCATCCTTCTTGCTTCTGCTGTAGTCATTACGACTTCACAAGTACTATTATCGTTTTCATCTAATAATGGAACTTTAATAAATACCGCATATCCATCAACAGCTTCCATTACATATTTTTCAAATCCTTTTATTTTACTTGGTTTCATTTCATGTGTTGCTTCAATATCTGTCATAGTTCTATTTAAAATATCTTCTGGAGACCACATCGTTCCTACAAAAATATATGTTACACTTGGATCTGTTCTTCTGTTAAACCATTCTGTATTCCATTTTGTATAAATGTGATTATGTATATCACTATTAGTTGCTTCTTCTTCACCTTTTGTCATATCATCAAATATAAGTGCTTTATTGGCTCTCTCTCCTGTAGATGAACCATCTCTTGTTCTTGCTATATGAGATTTCTGAGAACCACTATTCTTTAAAATCCAATCACTCTCTTTTTCTTTTTCAAAAGGTTTATCTCCAAATTGTTTAAATAATGGGAAAACCTCACTAAATCTTGGATTTTTTATAATTGCTTGTATAGCTCTACTAAATCCCAAAACTAACTCTTGCGAATAAGACCATCTAAGTATACTATTATTAATATCTATTCCAAAAATCCACGCACTAAACATATTCAACGTATAGCTTTTTCCATATCCGTGGAGGAAATGAAGCTTCTATGTACTGTAATTTAGGGTCAAAAGCACTCTTGTTCAAAAAAAACACAAAAGGTCTTAAAACATTTCTTCTATTGGCTAAAACTCTAGTTTGGATTGGCATATCCATTTCCATATAGTCAATAAAATGTTCTAAAGACCTTCTTCCAGCAAAAGCATAAGCTTTTTGCCACAATTCATAATATTTAGGCATAAATTCTTCACTAGAATAAACCCTATCTTCTACTATTGGAATTAGGGTTGTTATTGCATATTTACACGCACTTAATTCAATTTCTTGTTTATTTTTATCATCTCTATTAGGACTATCAAAATACTGCAATAATAATGAATATAAATTATTACACATTTCAAACCTACTATATTCATCAATTTTTTTCTTTGACTTTAGTATCTTAATAACTTCTTCAATAACCTTTTTGTAATCTTGCCTATTTGTTGCTCCTTATTTTTAATCCACACTCTATTAATTCTTTTTTTAATTCATCTTTATCAATATTAGCAAATATCTCGTCTAGTTTCTTATCAAATTCTTTCCCGACATACTTAAAAATGTTCATATATCCCCCTCTTTTATCCATTCATGTATTCCACTTAATTTATACATCACTCCACCTACTGTAAATCTTATTCCTGTTATTTTACAGATTTTTCCATTATATTTTACAGTCTGTCCAAAAATATATTTCATTTTATACATTTGACTTAATCTCCTTTATCTTTTTCCATTGTAATGGTGTTGGATTTCCAACCATTTTGACTAAACTATATTCTGGTAAATCTAATGCAATTTCAATCCTTCTTGCCCATATAAATGTCATTTTTGAGTTCAACGCTCTACTAAGATGTTGTTTATGTAAGTTGTCGTCACCCAATTTCATTTTTTTCATTTTTCGCAACAATTCTGCCTGAGTCATATTTCTTTTTTTTAATATAACTTTTACGTATGTTCCTGCAGTTATCATTATCATTTCTCCTTTTTGGCGACACAGGTAGGATTTGAACCTACGAGCCGTTGCCGACTTCTAGTTTTCAGGACTAGTGCATTAAACCGCTCTGCCACTGTGCCATGTTTGGCGACAGACTGTGTATTCGAAACACATACCAATAAAGGTACACATCACTTAGCAGGTGAGTTGCAGACCTTCTGCATTAATCTGCCATATTGGCGTGCCCTCTTGGTTCCGCCCCAAGCTCTCCTGAGCTTCAATCAGGCGCTTTCACTAGATTAGCTTAGGACACATATTGGCTGGCTAGGAGAGTCTCGAACTCCCGACTTGCGCATTAACAGTGCGCCGTTCTACCAACTGAACTACTAGCCAATGTAAGCATGATTTTTAGCAATCTCTCTTAGCCTCTCATGCTCTGCTAAGTTCAGTATGATTAAAGTTTTCTTAACATTTATATTTGATTACTTTCAACAAAAATAAATGCTTCACCCTGTGTCATACCACAGTTTTTGGTGTGGCTCGAGAACCTAGATTTGAACTAAGAACTAGAGATTCAAAGTCTCTTGTGTTACCAATTACACCATTCTCGAATATACCTGAGTGGGGCTAAGCCGAGGGAGGACTTGAACCTCATCTACCCGCGCGGACTTTCACCCATGACGTTACCCACTATACGTCTTTTAACCTCAGCATGGTACTCGCACAGGGACTCGAACCCTGACCTTGTGATAGAAAGTCACATGTGTTAGCCATTTCACTATGCGAGCATATTGGCGCCCTATAACAGAATTGAACTGTTGACTTCTGATAGACAGTCAGATATTTTCCCACTAAACTAATAAGGCATAAATGAGCAGTTACTCGGCAAAACTACTCTAGGAATATTTCACATCATCTATGTTGGAATTGGCTTCCAGAGCATATACTTTACTTTCCCATTTTCACCAATTTATAGCCAAGTTTTTTGGCACAAACTGATGGATTTGAACCACCACGAATAGTTTTGGAGACTATCATGCTACCAATTACATTAAGCTTGTATGTGCATAGCAAAAACCTGAAAAACTATACAAATAAAGATGGAATCATTATCTATAACAGGCGCTCATGACTCTATTCCTCATCTTCTTTTTTTTATGCAGAAATTAGCCTGCTGCTTACATCATCTGCATTAGGTTTTGGAGTGTCTAGAGAGATTTGAACTCTCACTTTCAGTTTGGAAGACTGATATGCTAACCATTAAACATTATAGACACATATATACGAATATTACTATTAATATAACGGTAATATTCGTACTATAAACGAAAGGAGGTGCTTTATGGATAAACACCGTGTGCATTTCTGCACTGGTCTGAATGGCAGGATTCGAACCTGCGACATCTGGTTCCCAAAACCAGCGGGTATAGCCATCTGCCCGACATCCAGATGTAACGAAGGAGATTATAATCCCCTTCAAATTAAGCTAGTAATTACTTGGCTTAATATCTCTACTGGTAGCGAGGGAAGGAATCGAACCTCCGACCTTTGGCTTAGGAGACCAACAAGCTACCACTGCTCTACCTCGCGATATAAAAATTAAACATATTATTAGAGCTTCCTCTTACCTACATATATCTTCTCAATTATTCAGCCACTGTGAGAATAAACCTGAGCTATAAAGAGCGACTCTATAGCTGTTTACCCCTTTCTAGCACATAGAAGGTTGCCTACTTCTAAATTTCACCCATCTTTCAGTCTGTTTTAATTCATCTTTTTAAGAGCAAAAGATAATATCCTATTTTACATGTATCTTATCTCGTTTGAGCTACTTTAACCCTGTTATGTCTTATAGTAGATTTATGGTCTACTTCACAAGAAATGGCATTATTTTAGCATTACCTACAGCGGTTCTTACTGCTACGCAAGACTTATAGGCTTATTGTCCACTGGACCGTCTATTATTGCCACGACAACTCAGGTGCTTTATTAAGCGATATACTAGGCACATTGCATTTTAATTTGAGATGCTATCTCTTCTAGACTTGCATTACTGGTAGTCTAAAGCCACCACGGAAGATCCTACAAAGTATCCTTTGACTGATGACTCTCATTTTACAATTCCTAGCCGTATGATATTACGGTTTAGCACTAGGGTAATAATATATTTAATGGTGCTTCTTCTAAGACTTGAACTCAGAATAGCTGATTACAGGTCAGCCGTTTTGCCAGTTAAACTAAAGAAGCATATAAAATTAGTCTGTATAGGATTCGAACCTATATTAACCGTCACTGGGTTTTATAGCCTAGGATAAAGCTTTTCCAATTAAGCTAACAGACTATATACAAGAAATGCTATATTGCAACTAAACATTTCCAGAATCCTTTTCTACTACTTGGTAGATAGGTAAATTGTGTAGGTTAGGATTTGCACCTAACATAAGACTTTTGGAAGGCTTCCAACCAACCCGATTTATCCCAATCGCTCTAACTCGTCAGTATAGCGTCTACCTATTCCGCCACTACACATATATTTGCAATGCTAACCTACCTATACATTGCCAATTCCACCCTATGCCCTTATAGAATTTCCGCCTTTTTTATGTTACTAGTTTATTTCTTTTATCCATTTCCCATATGCTACAGCAACCTGATGTTCTATTCTACAACCTCTAGCATTTTCCCAACCTTGCATAAATACAACACCATCTACATCACCCAAAAATTCTATTGACTTTGCTAAATAGTGTACAGGCGTTGCTTTCCCTTCTGGGAAATCGTCAAATACTGTATTTAAAACTTCATGTCCTTGGCTTTCTAATTCTTTTACTAAAGTTTCTCTTTCAGTTTTAATTTGTTCTGTGGTTTTCCCTCTCATAGGTTGACTAATCATCACTTTCATTGCTATTATTCCTCCCTTGTTATTCCTTTTATAGCCCACATTTGAGCTTCTTCTAGTTTTGTATATGCTAATGATGTTTCTCTACTTGGTTTGCAATTCACATCTAATACATCATACATATTAGAAAATGAACTGCGAATTAAATCTATTTTTTCTTGTTGTTTTTCGTTTACTTCTATATATTTTGCTTTATCGTTCATTGTATCTACATCTCCCTTCAAACCATGCACCACACTGTTCCTTTTGGCACTCTGCGTTTTCAAAATGTTCGTATATTATTGAAGCATCTTCTACTTGCACATTATCATCAGTTTCAAAATAGTGTATTCCTGTTATTTTTGCATAACTTTTTCTTACATATGGACAAAACATAGCATTAATCCTTATTTACCGCTGTCGAGAAAACTCCTGCAATCATATACACAACTAAAGCTACTGCTAATCCATGCCAAAATGTCCATAAAAAATTAAATCCAAATGCCCATACAACAAACGAACCAATCCCCCACCAAACTAATGCTGTTATACCTAATGCAAGTGCTATTCCTAACAATACTGCTATTACAGCTCCTATTATTAACAGAGCCATTTTAATTCCTTCTTTCATATCCACAACCTATATAGCTTGTATAAAAGCTAATCCTTTCTCTGTATTTACTGTTATATAACTTTTCTTTAATCCTCTTTTAAATTGTTTTAATGTATACAGCCTATTCCAAACTTGATTTCTTTTTCCTTTAAATCCATTTGGCTTGATTATCTTAATTCCAAATCTCAAACACCATTCTTTTATTGTTAATAATTCTGGTTTCTTATACATTCTTTTTCCTTCCTCTCTTTTTAGGTTTACACTCTTTGCAATAATAGTTGTCTTTCACTTTATATAAAGTTTCACTTTTACCACATTTTTTGCAGACTATTTTGTTTTTCATTATGTCTTCCCATTTTGCTTCTTTTTCTTTGTGAGATTTGCTGTTTAATTTTGGTAATTTATTTAAAATCTTCGCCGTATAACTTATTCTCATATCTAATTCACTCCTTCAAATCTTTCCATTCTATTCCACCAAGTACTTGTATCTGATAATTTTTAAACATTGTTTTTAATACCTTATTAATTCTATTTCCTTTGCAAAACAGCCACGGATTTACAAAATATTGTACTGTATTGCTATTTTTACCTTTATAAACTATATCTTTTTCGATTAAACTATTGATTACTGATGACAACTTACTTCTACTAATACCAGTAATTTCAACCAATGAGTCAAATTTTAATTCTACACCGTTACTAGGATGTTTTAAGCAGCAATCCTCATAACCAACATATGGTGCTATTGAAAACAAAAATGCTTTTTCATATATGTCTAGTTTTTTCAACATCTTACTTATTTCAAAAATATTTCCCATATAAAAATGTTCTATTTTCCACTCTTGACATTGTTTTTCTCTTGCTTTTATTCTTTTGTATGCATCTAATGAGGCTTTTCTTACAACTCTATCGCCTTCATTAAATTCATCCAATTCTCCTGTTTCGATGTCAATTATCGCTTTGCTCCTATTAGCCTCCTAAAAGTTCTTGAAAATATTTGTCAATTTGTAATTGATATGCTCTTGTTATTCCATTTGAATCTAATTCTTGATGTATCCTATTTCTAAGTTTTTCTATTTCATCTCTATTGATCCAATTATCATATAAATCCATTGTCCCCATTGTTGGTACTGCACCAATTTGAGCTAAAAAGTAATTTGCTAATTCTTCCTTACCTATTTCTCGTAAATGTATTGCTGTTCTTTTATATAGGCTTATTAAATCTAAATTGTCTTGAATTAATTGTTGATATTCTTTATCACTTATCATCGCTTTCTCCTTTTTCTGCCTTCAATTTATTAATATAAGGCATATATTCTTTATCTTTTATTTTTCTCCCGCAATTCCAACATTTGAAAAATTTATTATTTCTAGCATATACTATCAATCCTTCATGACAATTAGGACATTTTATAAAACTTTCGTCATAATAATTCATATTAATCCTTAAACACCTTCAAAAACTCAATTGCCTCTCTCATAAAACGCTCTTCTTGTTCTTTCTTGTGAGAAATATCATCACAAAAGGCTCCTTGCCCTGTTTTAAACTTTTGTTGACTATATCTGCAATCTAGTTTATATTGGCAATCATTACATATATGAAACATATTATCTCCTTTTCTTGTTATCATCACTAACTATAATAGGCATATCATCCATCCATTCTTCGTACATGATTTTACCTCCTTAGTTCTCCACACGAACTAAAAACCCCCTTTTTAGTACGCCACGAGAACTAACTTCAAATCGATATTGTCTTACAACCTCTAAGGCTAAAGTGCCATTTTTTAACTTTTTGCTCCTCTTATTCTTTAATTCTAAAGAACGCTTCACTTTTGGTAAAAGTGAAATCAAAACAACAAACCAAAAAAGCAACGCTCTGTAGGCAGATTTTCTCTGCTTACAAAACATTGCTTCTTCTTAAGCTATTAAATTGTTGTAATTATATTATCATAAAATTTACGATATGTCAACAATTTTTTAAAAAAAATTACGATATTTCATAAATTTATTTTTTTATATTTTAGCAAAGCCTTTGTAGTAATACCTTCTGGAGGATTGGAATTATTTGGATTTCCCTGTTTATTTTTATAATACTAGAACATTTTTCCTGTATTGCTATAATACCAGAAGAAAATTGGAAAAACTTCCTGTATTTAAGATGCAAAATTGATTGGATCTGCGCCGTATTTTCCGTAAGGCGCATGGATGTGAGTCAGAACGCCTTTTTAATTTTTCCGAATATTTGTGGGAGTAACAAGCCCCCTCTCTTAGTGGTCTATTATAGGGGCGGGGCGCCTCAAATAAAAAACTTTGATTAAATACACCAAAACATTAACCAGCAAAACATATCAATTTCAATAGTTTTAAGTATTTCAATATAAAATTAATGCAATAAAATAATGCAATAGCATTTTATAAAAATAATGCAATAGCATTTTATATTTTAATATAGCCGTAAAAAAATGAAGGGGTTATATTTCAAACAATATCAACTTATCACTTCAACTTAAATCAAATAATACAACCAACTAAAAACACACACATTATATAAAACATATATACCAATATAACACATATAATATATATAAACAATATTACATAATATAAAACGATACACCGATTATATATTGCAATTCCCCCTATTATAATATATAATAATACATAATCAAAGGGGGTTATAATATGGAACCATCAGAAAACAACAATAAAAAAGAAAATCAGAATCCAAATATTGCATTGCTAATCATAGGAATTATAATAGCAGCAATGGGCATCTATCATATGACACAAGGAACGCAAAGGGCATTAGATAGCAATACAAATAAATCTAATAATATAGTATATAATTATACATATACAATAGAATTATAGAACCAATAAAGGCAAAATATAAATGCCTTTATTTTTTTATAAAAATATCATAAAAAAGCTTGACACGGTATAACGGTTATGTTATAATTAAGATAGTAAAAGAGAGGTGAAAAAAATGCAAGATACAACAAAAAGAGATTATAACAAAGAATATATAAACGAAAAAAACAACGTCAAAAGATATGTTGTGAAAGTGCCAAAATATATAGCAAAAGCACTTGATGAAAAATTAAAAAAAGAGAATAAAACATATTCAAGTATAGCAATTGAAGCAATAGAAAAATACTTGAAAAAAAAATAAAAATTTTTTCAAAAAAGTATTGATAACGGTATAACGATATGCTATAATATAATTAAGTTAAGGGAAAGAAACAAATTCAAGCGAAATGGTGTTATTGGTAAAAAGTAGAAAAGCCCTTGAAAAGATTTCAAGAACTTAACTAAAATTAAAAAATTAAAACGATGGCAAGTGCGCCAACACTTAACCATCAAAAGAGTTAAACAAAATACAGTCGCTAAACCTTATTTATTACAACTCTATTATTATATTAATATATTTTAATAGGCTTGTCAAGTGTTTTGTTGAAACTCTAGAAAGGAGGTTTTATACAATGTTTGACAAGCTTTTACTATTAACATTTGATTTTGCATTACTTGCAAGTTATATCTTAATAGGTTTTATAGGATTTATAATAATTCAATTAATAAGCTACAGAATTTTTAAGTTTAACTTGTATAAATGGCTAATGATAAAACTACAACTAAATTGAATAACAAGGGGGATTCACTCCCCCACTATATAAAAAATGAAAATTTTTTTAAAAAAAAGAAAGGTTAAAAAGGTGGTAAAAATGAGAATTGATACATTAAGCGAAAAAAGAGGAATTTTGAGTATATATAACGGCGATAGATATATAATATATTCAACTTATTATGGAGTAGTAGCAGAAAGTACAAGGATTGAAAGAAACGACAACAAAGTAATTATTGACTTTAATATTTGCGAATGGTTTGGCTATTGGTCTTTAAAGCCTATTATTACAAGAGGAATAAAAAAAGCTGAAACTATATACATTGACAAAGAAGTAACAATCAATTACACGGAACAAAAAGGACAATATGAACATTTAAACAAATATTTAAAATTTGAATTATTAGAATATTAGGAGGGGTTAAAAATGGAATGTAAAACACCAATTGAAAGTAAACTGGCACAAGACAATGAAACTTACATTTTCTATTGTGCAACAAAAAATATGATGGCAAATTATAGAGATTGCCAAAAATGCAAATATAATCAATATAAAAGAAGTTAAAAGAAAGGTTAAAACGGTGGAAATTATGAAAAAATATGAAATATATATAAAAGGCGAAAAAATCGCAACATTTAAAAATAAAAAAGATTTAGAAGGATTTACAAAAAATTTAAAATGTGAATACGACCAACACGAAACAATTATACAAAAACAATTTTTTGACAGCGTTATTTTATTAAATAAAACACAAACTATTGAAGAGTTAGACAAAATTGTAAAAGAAATTGAAAAACAACTAAATACAGAAAACAGCGAAATAATCAAATTTGAATATCTAGGACTTAAGCAATTAGCATATGAAATAAAAGAACAAACACACGCATATTATATAAAATTTAAGTTTTACATAGAAGACTATGACGAAGAAAGACAACAAAAAATCGCAGAACTTGAAAGATTTTACAGACTTAACGATACTATTTTAAAATTTATTACAGTACGAATAAATAAAGAAGATATATAAAAGGGGGTTATATTATGCAAAGAACAGGCGAAAACTATAAAAATTATTATGACACAAAGCCAACAGACAAGCACATTTTAACTACTGGGAATTTTAGCGATGTTATATGTGACGATTTTAACGAATTTTTAAAAGACCATCACATCGAGTTTTTTTCAGAAAATGCAGAAAAACAAATTGATAATTATATAATGTCTTTATTCTATCAGATGCAAGACGAAATTTCAGAAGAAGAAGACAGAGAAACACTAGAAAAAATAATAAAAGGGATTTTGCTTGACTATGTTTCAAGCATACCTTTTTAAAAAATATTGATAATTTAATAAAATAATGTTAAAATGGAGGTATAAAAAATATGGGAGCTTTTACAATGGAAATTGAAAAATTGAACAGAACTATTGCAAATAATCAAAAAGAGACCGAAAGACTACAAAAACAACTTGAAAACGAGAAAACAAAAAAAGAGAATCAAAAACAATACGAAAAAGATTTGAAAATCGCTATTGAAAACGATTTACGAAATACTTTTGAAAAATGCTTTGAACGAGAAGGACTAGAAAAAGGACTAATAAACCTAAGTTTAAAACAAACTAGAAACGAGATTTTGCAAAATATAACAAATTCAAATTTTGAATACGATTTTATTAACAATAATTATGAAAGAATACTAAACAAAGTTAAAAAGATTTACGAGAACGACCAAAAAGCACAAAATAAAATAATTGCAATGCAACTGCAACAGCAACAACAGGAACAACAAAGAGAAGATAAAAAAACGGATTTATATAAAACATTGCTAAAAATATTTTTTATATTGTTTAATCCTATAACAATTATATTATATATTTTAATATGGGGTTACTTTACTTTTGCACTACCTACCTACGAAGAGACAAAACGGCTTAGGCTATGACATGACCGACACAATATATATAAACCCTAACACAGGCGAAAAAGTACCAAAAAATCAAGCTTACAAATATTTAAACGAATAAAAAGAAGCATCAACAAGCTTCTTTTTATATGTATTTATATAATAATATATTTTGATTTTATGGAGTTTTAGGCAACACGCTAGAATCAATTTTAAGGCACTTTATTTTTGAAGGTATATAAGATGTTGTCTTAATATTTAAGTTGTTTATTTTGGCTTGTTGTGTCTCTGTGTTTTCATTGATTTTCAAATTGTTTAGACCGTTTTTATAAGTACTCTGTTTTATATTTTTTTCAAAAATTGAGCTCATTTTTAAAATTTCATTGTGTAAAAAAACCGTTCCAAAATTTTTTTCAATTTTTTTATTTTAAACCGTTCCGATTTTTTTGCCGTTCCAATTTTTTCGATCGTTCCAAAATTTCTATCTATTTTATGTTTTTGTTCCAATCATCTTCTACTTTTCCTGTGCTTCTAAATTTAGTTGTCATGCAATCCATTGTTACATATACACTTTGTGTTCCTTCTTTTGTTGCTCCATAATTGCTTGCATATTTAGGATTAATTCCAATACTTTGAGCTTCTGATACTGCATCAATATTAGCTCCTAAAAATATAAATTGCCAATTGTATTTATTTGTTTGCTCTTCTATCATATCTTTTACTTGTTTTCTTGTATATTCCCTACTTGCATTTTCTTGTCCATCTGTAGTAATTATCATTATTACTTTTTCTGGTCTTTCTTCTTCTGGTGTATTGTGTAATCTAAATCCTACATCTGTTATTGCCGTTCCAATTGCATCTAATAGTGCGGTTGTTCCTCTTGCATAATACTCATTATCTGTCATAGGCTTTACATCTTTTATATCAACAGCATCATGCAACATTTCATACTTGTCATCAAACAATACCGTTGTTATTAATGCCTCCCCGTCCTTTTTCTTTTGAGATTCTATATATGAGTTATACCCTCCGATAGTATCCTCCGTTAGTTGGCTCATACTCCCACTTCTATCTAATAAAAATATTATCTCCGTTAAATCTTTTTTCATAAATTATTTTCCTCCCTCTTTTATTTTACTTTTTTGTCAAATATTGATGGTTCATTATATTTTCCGCAAACAGGACATTCTAACATTCCAAAAATAAACGTTTTATCAGAACCTTTATATGCAAATAAACTTTTACATTTTTCACATTTATGTATTTTTTCAGTATTATTTTCTTTAATTATTCTCATCTGTTTTCGCTTCCTCCAATTCTGCAAAATATTTATCAAAATCTTCTTTTTTTATTATTTCTGCTATTACTTCCATATCACCACATATAACCATTTGCAATATTATTAATTCTTTTTCTTCCGTCTTTGGTTTTCTATAATCAACGCCTATTTTTTCATTATTGTAAGAATTATATTTATTAAAGAACTCCCCTGTTCTCACTTTTGAGACAGCACAATTATTAAGCAATTCCTCTGCTAATGGACTATACAAATTAAAACGTTCAAACCAGCTTTCTTTATATGTTTTATATATTCCGCTTTATTTGTTTTATATTGAGCTTTATACCCTCTTAATCCATTTTTTGCTTTCTCTCTAGTTCTATAAAATGGTACATACAATTTATAAGATGTTTTTAAAAATTCGTTTGTATCTAAATCTATAATTCCATAACAAATATATTCATTCATTTGTTAGCCCTCCAATTCTATATTATTTTCTTTACAATATTGCTTTATTTGTTCAATTACTTCTTGTATTTTGTCTTTTCTACAACACCATTTTAATTCTCTTTTAAAGTAATCTAAAAAATACAAAGCAACTGATATTCTTTCTTGTGTTCCATCATCATTTATAATCAAAAATTCTGAGTTTAAATCTTTTTTATCTACTCCCCCAGTCCATCCATAATAATGTGGGCATATTGCTAATTTAGCATCTCTCAATCTACTCCATACTTTACCTGTTTTATTCCATCTGCCACCCTTTCCCATAAATTCTTTTGTTTCTTTATTTTGTATTTTCACACCTAAAATCATTCTTGTATTTCCTCCATATCTGGCACTTCTGCCGTATCTTTTATTATTCCTTCTAACACCTTAAAGAAAAATCCTTTTTTCTTAAATGCTTTGAATGTTTTCCTATTATTAATCCTACAAACAACTCCGTTCTGCAATATGTGTTTTCCCAATTGGGTCTGTTATATCTAAGAACTTATCCACTTTTTTTAATAAGCTATCTTCTGTAGTATAGAAAAACTTGTCTAATTCTGGAACATGATTTACACCCATTTCTTCACATCTAGCTTTTACTAATTCCCAAGGATATTCAACCACATATCCATCTTCATTTGTCATTGTCATTCTATATACATAAGCTTGACAAAATCCTTCTTCGCATCCATAAGAAAATCTAGTTTTATCTCCATATTTTTTAATAAATTCTTTATCTTGTACCTTTTTATTGTCTCCATCTGGCATTATTGGCGTAGTTTCATTTACATATCCAACAACTTCATAGTATATTTCTTCGCCTTTGTGTAGTTTTTCTTTAAAGAATTGATGCCATTGTTCCCTAAACTTATCTGTTCCATAAAATCCTGTGTCTTTGCTAAAACTATCAATTACTACCCTTCTTGTTCCTGTTACTGTATCGTATTTGGTTTTTAAGTACTTGTTTTTAAGCTTTGATAGGATATTTTTATTTTCTTCTTTTGGTAATAATCCCGTTCTTTGTGATGTTCCATGCATTTTTAATGTTATATAACACAAATCACCTTTTCTAAATTCTCCTAAATTATAATCAAGTTGTTCCGTATCAACATGTTCTGCAAACAATGGGAATAGTATCTCCTTTTTCTTTTTCACTTGTTTGTTTCTATTATTAGTTCTTATTCTGTTAGTTTTTGGTATGTATTTCTCACAAATTAAATTGCCATTTATTGTTGTTATCCTATCTCCCACTTTTAATTTATCTATATTACAAAACGGTGATAAACTATCTAATGGCATAAATAAGCCGTCTGATTTTTCTCCTCTTAACTTGATAGCTTTTATATTTCTTTTATCTGGTTCTAAATACCCTCCAATATTGTTTCCATTTTCGTCTTTCTTTCTAACCAAATTATTAGCATCTGCATATTCTTTGCCCAATTTACCATCTGTTGGGAAATATATTCCTATGTCTCCTTCTTTATATGATAAATCCACTATTACTTGATTACCAAAACATTCTCCTACTTGTAATCTATCTGCATTACTATGTTTTCTAACATTTTTTATTGTTGTTATGTATGCTTCATACCTTTTCTAACTCCTCCATTCCTCTATATGCTAATTCTATTGTTTTAGATGTTTCACATAATTGTTTGTTTTGCTTTTGTATAAAATCTAAATATTCCTTTTTTGATGATGGTATATAATAACCATTGTCAAATTTTATTATGTATTGTTGTCTAAGTTCTGCTAATTCCTTTTGAAATTCACTTTCATTTGGAATTTTAGCCTCATACATTAATTCCTGTCTTGTTTTCTTATGTTCTCTTCCAATTGGTATAAAATCAATCAAATTCATTTGTACTATTCCTCCTCGTAAACTCCTTCTGAGTTTTGCTTTAGTTCAATTGTTTTTAAGCTTTTACCTTGTTTTACAGCTTCAATTTGTTTCATAATGTCATTAATATTTGCCTCAGACTTATGTTCTATTACAACAGGTGCTTGTGCCTCTACCATTCCATGTTCAGCCTTTGCTCTAAAAATAGTTGTAATTTCTTTTATTTCTCCGTTTTGAGCAGAGGTTAATTGCAAATCTGCGATATAATCATCTATCATTTGTACTATTTCTCTACGTTCTGAGTCACTGCTTTGTTTATATCTTTTATATGTGGTTGTACTTATTCCTGCAAAGCTGCAAAAGTTTTCCATTGTAGGTAAAAAAGTTTGAACCTTATTTATTTCTTGTATAAATTTTTTATAATAATCAAATAAAATTGCCAATTCTGTATTACTGTATTTAGGAGATACTCCAACTATATTCCTTTGACTTATCAACGACTTTAATTGGATTACAGACAAATCGCCAGTTCTATCAACTTGTTTTAACTTGTAAATCAAATCAAATAGTTTTTGCTCCATATGATCTTTTAAATTATCTTGATATTCTTGTTTAACAAGTTCTGCTTTCATTTCAGTTAACTGCTTTTGTTCTTCCTTTTGTTCCATTTTCTTTAAATCTAATGTTTGTCTGTGTTGTATATTTGTTTCTTCTGTTTTTTTTACACCTTTTTGACTCCTATATTTTTCCTCCTAATCTCCATACAATAATGGTTTTCCTTCTGTGTTTACTAACAAAGTTACTGTTCCATAATTATAATAGCTATCACTAACTGCATATATTACTTTAGTTTTACTATCATAAACTATGTCAAATGTTCCTTCATCAGACACCTCTTTAAATCTTTTTTCAGTTTTCGCATTAGTTGTGCTACTACAACCTGTTAATATTAATAATCCTACTGATAACGTTATCGTTAAAATTAAATATATAAACTTTCTTTTCATATATCTTCCTCCTATAACCATCCTTGTTTCATTAAGTTATCTTTTTCCTGTTCTAATTCTTTTTGTCTATTAATCAATGTTTCATACTCTTTCATTCTATTTTCTAGTTCTTTATTCTTTTCTTTTTCTATTTTTAGTTCTTCTTCTCTTTCTAATAAATCACTTAACATTATGTTTTTATCTTCTTTCTCTTTGTTATATAAATCTAATATTCCGTTCTATTGCTTGTTGAGTTATATAATATGGGTCACTTGATACAGTTTTTCTTTCAATTCTCTTTTTTAAAATATATATTATTTCTTCTTCACTTATATTATTCTCCTTCTTCTAATGTTAATAACCTTGTTACATCTTTTTCTGTATGTCCATCCCATATTTTACCTACTTCAAGTTCTTTAACATTAAACATATCCCAATATTTCATCTTATAATGATATGTATAACTTCCTTCTGGTGTATCTATACCTACAATAAACCAATTGTCATTATCAAAACATTTTTTGCCATCGCTATGCTTTTTAGATTTCCAAGATTTATCTTTATTCAAATTACATATAGTAGCAAATAATACACATCTTTGATAATATAAATCATTATAAGTATGACAACCATCACTTAGAGTTCCATTTTTTCTTTTTTTATTTAATTTTTTATTTTCTTGTATTAAATTTTCTACTCCCTCAATAAAAGATGAATTATAATTGCTTGCCTTTAAATCTCCTAGAAAAAATTTTATATTATCTATATCAATTTCTTCACTCGTTCCATTTAATTTTCTTGTTGCTTCTAATTCTTCATCATCTAAATCAAATGCCATAATATGTTCCTCCTATATTTCTATTAATTTTAGTATAGTTTTTTGAGTAATTTTTTGAGGTATTAAGTTCCCATGTATGTTTCTACCAGAATCACCGCAATAAAGAGTTTTAATTTCCCAATTTCCTATATAAAATTCTTTCATTTCTCCCATCATTTCTATCTTTATTTTGTATTCTTCTACTTTACCCAGTAAATCTATATGATATTCTGTACCACAATATTTGCATTGTGCCGTTCTACCATAATTAGTTCTGTCATAATGTAGTGGTGCCCCACAATTTTTACAGTTGGTTCTTAATTCCATTATTCTTTAATCTCCTCTTGAAAACTTTACGTATTCTTCTTGTTCTGCATCTCTTATTTCAGCCGTTTCTTTATCTTTTAATTCAGGATACTTCTTTTGTACTTTTCTTCTTGCCCTTGTAATACTTTCGAAACTAATTCCTTTTGACTTAGCACTAAACATTACACTTGCAAAAGTCTTTCCTACTTCAAATGGATATACACTCCTAATAACTTCTAATATAAGATAACAGTCATCTTTCCTTGCTAACTCATCATTTCTAAGTATATTTTCAACTATTTTTTCTAAGTTTCTCAATCGTGCTATTTTCATATGTTTATTTCCTTTCTGCTAGTTTCATTGAACTATAATATTCATTATATAAATTTATCCAATCTTCTAACCTCATTGTAACTAGCCAATCTTTTCTGTTTTTTCTATGGAAAACTGTAGGAAATTTGTTATCTTTGGTATCTCTTGCAGCTTGTTCTATTGCGTTATCTATATTTAATTTTTCAACTCTTTTACATTCTATATGTATATAATCTAACCCTATTAAATCATCTGCCTGTCCTGTATTTCCACAAAATTGATTTGTTCTCCTACAGTTATATCCATATTCTTTTAATTTATGTACCAATTCTAATTCTCCATTTTTTCCTTTTTGTTTACTATTTACCGCCCTGTCTGTTCCTCCTTATTTCCTTATAATATTCAGCCATATCTTTACCTTGCATGAAATTATTACATCGTACAACACCATTAAAATCTTCTAATTCAAGCTTATTGCATCCATAACAATATTTACAAATTTTATCATTTTCAAATTGTTTCATCTATTTTGTTTTCCTTTATTTTAGGTGTATATGTTCTTGTATCCCTATTTTTAATAAACTGACTTACATATGCTGTAGGATTTGAGATACATCCTTGTATTAAATGTTTCAACATTTCTTCTTTATCTTTTACCACTCTTCTATTCTGCCTTTTATCTATTTGTTCAACAAATAATTTTACAATATCATCAACATATACTTCATCTTTTTTTGCTAACTCTTCAAAGTTATGTAAAAATATTTGATTTTCTTTGTCACATATACTTTGTTCTGGGCTACACCTTTTTATAGCTTCTAAAATTTTAAATCTTACTGCTCCTAATTCTCTTGCCAATTCTATAACTTCCGTAAAATCTTCATTTGCTAGATTATTTAATGCTTTATCTGTACTTGAATAAACTACTTTTTTATGTTCTATAATTCTATTTTTAGTTCCATTAAGTATTTGCATTTTTTTGGCATACCATTTTCTATTTGCTTCATTTCTTGCTTTTCTTAGACATTCTTCTTTTCTACAATGGTCTGATAACCTTCCTCTTCCTACTGTAAATTCTTCTCCACAGTATTTACATTTATTTTTTCTCTCCATAATATTTTTCCTTTCTTTATTTAAACCCCTCAAAAACTTCTTTCTTTGTTACATTTTGGTAATGTAATATTTTTTCTAACAATGTGCCTAATGTATCTTGTATTTGTATGAATTCTGGCAACCATCTGTCTATATCTTCTCTTGATGCCGTTTCAAAAACTTTCAGAGCATTGTTATATCTCTCCAAATTGAAATTGTACATATTTTTTAAATCTTGTAACATATATTTCTCCTAAAATGGACATGAGCTTTCTCCAGATTCAAATATATTAGTTTGCTTCATTCTTTCGTATATTTCAGATGTTATATGTTCTTGTTGTTTAAATGTTTTCGTAATAACATCATATGTTAAGCCTACAACTCCGCATCGTACACCTTTTGTTTTTAAAACCTCTAATATTGTGCTTGTTTTACTCATATCGTATTTTTCTTTAAACATTAATTTCAAAAGTCTTTTATATTCTCCATTGTCTTTTTCTAAGTTATCCGTTCTAATAATTGAAATTACATTATAAGCTTTATTAACTAAGTTAGAACTTCCAAAAACATCATATATTGTTATTCTTAGATTCTGTTTATCAGTTTTCTTCTGATGTGCTACTAAGTGTATGTGTACATTTTTATTTACTGCAAATGTTCTCAATTTTTCCATAATGTCTTTTTGTTCTCTATATTCATCAGATGAATTTGTATCTATTTGCATAAAATTATCTAGCATAAACACTCTAACGCCATACTTTATTCTAACTTCATCCATAGCTTGCAATATAAATTCTATTGTTCTTTTAGCCTCATTGTTATAAACAATTAAATTTTCTCCATATAATTTATTAAGTTTAGCAACTTCACTTTCTTTTACAAAATAATCAAATACATTGCTATCTTTATATTGTTTTGAATATATAAATTTTTTATCTACGGTTTGCTTATATAGATTATTTTTAAAATCATCTTTTGTTTGTTCTCCATTAAAATAAAACACTTTTTCCCCTTGTTGTATTGTCTGCTTTGTCAACATTGTCATAACAGTTGTTTTTCCTGCATTAGTACCACCAGTCCATATTGTTATACAACCTAATTCAAAGCCTTTTGTAAGATAATCTAAATCGTATATTCCAGACAGTACACGCTCTTTTGAGTCGGTATTATATTTATAATCACCGAATTTATAATATAGCGGAGGTTGTGGTTGCTTACCCCCATTCAATTCTGCCTGCTGTTCTTTTGTTAATTCTTGCAAGTTAATCACCTACTTCTTCTAATTCAAAAGCATTTAATATATTACTTAATTGATTTGAAGATTTATATACATATTCACATGTAGTAATGTTTGTTATCTTAATATAACTTGCATAAGTTCCAGTATCCCAACTTCTTCCAGCTCTTTTAAGAGATAATTCAAAAGTAATAATGTCATTTTCTTTTAAATCTTTAAACATTGATGCTTTTGTTTTTCTTAATATTTTGACAATTTTTATATTTTTACTCTTCATTATTATTTGCCTATAATCCATTTTCAATTTTCTCCTTATCTTTCCATAATTCTAACTTTTCATCTTCTGTAGCATTTATAAAAATATCTATTAAATAATTTACATATTGTTCCTTTGCATAAGCTATTGCTAATGCTTCATTTTTCAACAACGGTATAAGTTCTTGCCACTCGTGCAATTCATCACATAATTTACTTAATGTATTACTGAACCACTTATCTAAATTTCTTTTCATTCGTAATTCATCTTCTCTTTTTTGTATTAAATATAGTTCTAATTCTTTTGAGGATTGTTCAGAATCGATTATTCCAAAATCATGTTGTAATTTATCAATTGCTGTCTTAAAATCAATTTTAAACAACTCTTGTACAAATGAGATAATGTCATAATGTATTCCCGTTCCAAAATCATGTATTCCTTTTGTATCATTCACCCAAAAACTTGCTGTCCTTTCGTTTCTAAATGGGCTTTTGTAAATTAAGTTTATTCCACTATTTTTGGTAGGTTGTCCTAAATAATGTTGAACTACCATTGTTGGAGTTATTACTTTTTTTATCTTTTCAGAATTATTCATAGGCTTATTCCTTTGGCATATAATAGCAATGTGGTCTAGTTCTTAAAAAATAATTTTCTTCAGCAGACAACAACCTTTTTATATTTGTATTTTCAATTGTCGTGACGCCCAAATACATTTCTATTATTTCTTGTAATACTTCTTTAGTTCTTTCTTCTGTTGCATATCCTCCTAAATGTACATAAGGGCGTTTCAAACTATTGTCTATATACGCAAAAATGTTCCTGTTGTCTGTTTCAGTATCTAATTCAATCAATTTGATATTATTAAAATTCAATATTATTCTTTTATCCTGACTTACTATTATCATTATTTTCTACCTCCACATATTCCATGATAGCCTCATTAAAGAATGTACTTCCCATTTTTATATATTGCTTTTCAGTTTTGTTTTGTTCCATTAAATCAGCATATTTCTTCGTTGCATACCACATTTGTCTATTGGTAAGTTTTACTGTTCTTCCTGCATATTTTTTCCCTTTAAGCCAACTTTTGTAATGATTAAAAGCTGTATTCTTTCCATCTTTTCTTGGATATATTCTCCAAATCTTATCAAAATCATTTGCTAATTGTTCATCAGTTGAACATATATTTTCTTTTTTAGTATTTTGTATATTAGTATTTATTTGGGTTTGATTTTCTACCCCTTGAAATTCAAGTCCTAGATTTTCTACCTCTTGATTTTCTGTGGGTTGTTCAAATATATTGTATACATATTCTATCTTCTTACTCTCAGTTTGGTTTGGAAGCAATTTATCAATTCTTAAATACTTATATTTTTTAAGTTCATCTAATGCTGTTTTTATAGCTGTTTCTTCTTCTTTTAGCACCTTTACTAAGCCATTTAAAGAATAATCCCAATCATCTGGAAGACTAAGCATAAATGACAATAAACCTTTGGCTTTAAGTGAAATATTTTTATCTCTTAAATGATAATTGCTCATTGTTGTATAATTATCATTTTTATCTATTCTGAATACTGCCATCTTATTCTCCTTTGTAAATAAAGGGCTATATCATATTACAATGTATAGCCCTAGTTGTTTTATTCTAATACTTCAATTCTTACAATTGGAGATGAGTCAGGTGCACCCCAACCTTTCCATCCTGTGTATTGGTCGTAATATGCTAAAATTGTTTTTCCTTGTTTTATGATTTCTCTTATTTCATCTGCCAATTCTTCATTTCCTTTTTCTATGTAATAATAATCTTCATCACTATTTTTTGTGTATTCTGATGTCTTGTAATAAACTTTATAATTTCCATACCAATCTGTATCAATTGCAGTTGGTGTTATTCTATGACTTCCGCTAGCATAATCGAATCGAATTGAACCAAACATTATAATAAAAATTATAAACAAAGCTAACATGAAAAATGTAATAAATCCAGCAACCAATCCGTTTCCATTTTCTTTTTTCATTTTATTTTCTCCTTTTCTTTTAAATTTTCTTTGTCTTTTCAATGCTTTTCTTTTTTTATTCTCTACTGTTTTTGCAAATTGATCTGCGTATTTTCTTTTTCTTACTTCTTTATTTGAATGACTATGTAATCCCATAATTAATCCTCCTAAAATGGCAAATCATCTGAACTAGAATAATATCCAGTTATACCATCTTCACTAAAATCATTTTGTGTGTTTGAGTATTTTTTTGTTTGTTGTACTTCATCAATTCCTTCTTCTATTGTTTCAAAACTCATAACTACAAGTTTTGGATAATACTTGTATTCTGGTACCCCATTATCATATGTATTGCCTGTTGCGACTCTAAAAAATGAAATAAATCCATCTTTAATATTTATTTTTGTTTTATTTTTTACTTCTACACCTTTCCTAAAGCCAACATGAACTTTCATAAATATAGTTTCTTCTTCATTTGTTTCTGCATTTAATTCTTTTGACACAAGTGTAGTTTTATATACTCCTTTATCATCCTTTAAAATTCTTGTTTCACCTGTTATATTCATTTTTGCCTCCTACATTAATATTTCTGATTCTATTTCTGTGCAAATTTGGTCATAATCAGACATTTTTATTTGTTCTGAATTTTCATAACCATATCTTGCCAATACCCTTTTTGCAACTTCATTATTACCATTTGCAATTCTTACAAGTCTTTCTCTTTGTTTTTGAGTAATCAACTTAGGTTGTTGTACTGGTTGTTTGTTTGTGAATTGCTTTTGTGCTTTGTTTTGTTGTTCTTTAAAAGCGTTGGTATCTGCATCTTTTGTATCATCAATACAGAATAATCCATTTAATGCATATTTTCTTGCATAAGAACTTGCTGCACCTGTTACTTGGCTTGCATCCATACCTTTCTTTTGGTCTTCTTCTCTAGCATATGCATTTACTTCATATTCACTTAATTTTTCACCTTCTATATCTGTTAATAAAGCTGTTGCTTTAACATAGTATCTATTTCCTACAGTAATTATTTCATCTGTTAAAGTTAAAAGGACTTTATTTTTCGCACATAAAGGTTTTACAGCTTCTAATATATCTTCTGCACTTCTGAAATCATAATTGCCAAAATTATTGTGCTGATTTTTAGGTGCTTTAAGTTCACTTTGTATATTTAGTAATTTTTCAAAAATGTTCATATTATTTTTCCTCCTCAATTCCTTCTTTTCCAATTATATATACTTGCTTTGTTTTTGGATCTTGTATTAATGAACATATTCTGCCGTTCCATTTATGTATATTTGATCCAATTAACTTATATTTTTTTCTTTTATCGGGAACTTCACCCAATTTCCAATTTTTCTTAAATTGTGGAAAGAAAAAATTTATAAAGTCTCTATATGTAGAATACGTACATTCTACGTCTTTAATTTTTATAAAAACATCCTTTTCAATTTCTGGTTTCTTTTCAACTTCTAAACTTGCTAAATATTTATTAGCTTTATTTTTACTCATTCCACAATAGTGTTGAAAAAATGCTGTTAAAAATGCTAATCTTGGATTAAATTCATCATCTTGTGCTCTTTTTACTACTGTTTTACTTCCATCTTTCCAAAATAATATTGTTGCCCCATCATTTATAATATATCTTTCTGGAAGTTCTACTTCTGTTTTTTTATTTCTTGAAACTGCAGCATAAAGTTGCTCTTCTAATTCTTTAGTTCTTCTTTGAAGTTCTTTTATTTTTCTGTCTTCATATGTTTCATATGGTGGAATGTAAATATCTGAACTTAAAACTGTACTTAAAATTGACATATTTATTCACTCTCTTTCTCTATTAATTTTTGTGTATCAAATCTTCTATCTAATTCTTCTTCGATTTGTTTTAATGTGCTTTGTGTTGTTTTTAATTCTCTTTTAGTACATATATAAAATCTCATTAAGTGTTCATTGCTCATTTCTTTAATAGTCATCATCATCACCTGCAATTCTTCTTGCTTGTGCCTTTTCATCACTTAATATCTCATCAAAGCATTCTTCACATAAGCAATCGCCATCATAAGAGTAATAATCTTCGCCTTTATAAATATCAGCTCCACATCTATCACACCTATAATAGACAATGCCTTGTTCTTCTCTATCTTTTTGTAATCTCTCTTTTTCTAAATCTCTTTCTATATCTTTCATATAAAAATACCTTTCCAAAGTGTTTCATTTGACATATAAACTAATGTGTTATATAATCTTTTTATAAATGTTTACTAAATTATTGGAGTTAGTGCTGTGCTTAGCCTAATTCCATTATTTTTTCTTCTGTTTTTTCAATTGCTAATGTAATAATATTGTCTACTAATAGTTGTTTTTCTTTATAGTTCTTAAAGAAAGAACCTTTTCCTGATGTTGATTGATTATTCGCTTCTTGGATTTGTTTTAGAATTAAAATAAAATCTTCTAAATTTTCTTTTTGTTTATTTTGTACAATTTCTAAAGGTTTATTTTGTTCTTTTTTAGATTTTTTGAAACCAAACATATAATTCACCTCCCTTAATTCAAATAATTAAGTCTTGTCTATTGTGCATTACTTCTTAAATTATCGTGTCTTTTGCTGAAATATTTAAGCAATTCACTTCTTAACACGAATTGTGGTTTAGTATAAGTTTGAACAGGTAATTCTGGATCTTTAAACATTTCATAAACTTTTACATCACCTATTCCAAATTCTGCTGAAATATCTTTTGCTGTCATTTTTTCTTTTGGCATTTCTGGCATATCTATCACTCCTTTCTTTTGTAATATGTACGATTTATCGTTTGTTTTATTTACGATATTTCGTATATTGATATATATTATATATACGATATTTCGTATTTTGTCAATACTTTTTTTAAAAAAAATTACATTTTTTCGTATTTTTCTATTTACAAAATTAATAATAACTGCTATAATACTTATTGAAAGGAGAATAAAATGGAACTGAAAGAAAAAATATTAGAATTAATGAAGAATAAAAACATTAAAAATGTTAGAGAACTTTCAATTCTATGTGGAATCCCCTATACTACATTAAGAAGCATAGTTGTTGATGGAATATCTAATATTAGAATTAGTACTGCTATGGATTTGTGTAAATTTTTTGATGTGACTTTAGATGAGCTACTTCAAGATAATATAGATTTACCTGAAATAAAAACAGCAGCATATCAAGGTCTTGATACAGAAGGGTTAGATGTTACTGATGTAAAAGAAGTTAATGAATTTATAAAATTTGTAAAGTCAAAGAAAAATAATAAATAATATGGAGGTATTATTTTGAATACATTAGAAAAACTTTATGATATTTCATATAATGAAAACATTGACATTTTTAATTATGCTTGGAAAGACAAAAAAGCAAGAATAATAGAAAAGGACAATAAATACTATATCGGAATAGATTATTCAAAAGTAAATAACTCTAGAGAAGAAAGAGAAATTATGGCAGAAGAACTTGGACATTATTTTTGCAATGCATTATACCCTATTCTGGCTTCAAACACATTGATAAGAAAATGTGAATTAAGAGCAATGAAATGGGCTTATTCAATACTTATTCCCTATGATAAATTAAAAGAAAAAATTTCAAAAGGATTAAATGTTTATGAATTAGCAGAAGAATTTGATGTAAATATAAAATATATGACCAATTGCATTAAATTTTATGAAAGTAAATATGGAACATTGAATTAAAAAAATAGACAATGTGAGGTCTCGCAAACTCAACACATTGCCTATATATCAAACCACTTTGGAAAGTTGTTTGTATTATTATTATACATTATTTGTATTTAAAATGCAACTCTTTTCAAGGTAAAAATGAAAGGAGTTTTATTATGGAAGAAAAAAAAGAAAGAAGAAACAGAACAACAAAATCTGTTGGAAATGGAGAAGGAAGTTTATACTATAGCGAAACATTACAAAAATGGATTTATCAATACTATGTTGAAGGAGAATCTGGTAGAAAAACCATGACTCAAAAGAAAAATGAAACTTCAAGAGATTTTAAAAAAAGAGTAACTGAATTAAAAAGTAAATTAGATAATGGTTCTTATATTGCCAAAAGCAAAGATACTTTTATTCAAATTTTGGAAAAACATATTGAACAAAAATATAAAGATAATATTGTAGGAAACTCTTCATACGAAAGAGATTTATATACAAAAAAACAAATTGAAAAAACTTGTAAGAATTTTATAAATAAATCTATTCAAAAAATAACAGTTGATGATATTGAAGATGCAAAAGATGAAATTAGAAAATATGCAAACAATTCAATTGATAAAATTTGGCGTTTTTTATATAAAACTTTTGACATAGCAGTTTCTAGAAGAAAGATTTTGTTTAATCCAATGAATGATAGCTCTTTAAATAAGCCAATTTCAAATAATGCAACAAAAAAAATTGAAGCATTAACACTTGAAGAAGAACAAAAGGTTAATAATTATTTGGATGCCATAAGTGATAAAGAAACTTATAAATTAATTACTTTATTACAGTTGAATACTGGAATGAGGATTGGAGAAATTTTAGCCTTATCTTTAGATTGCATTAATCTAGAAAAAAACACAATAACTGTATATAGAACCATAACAAAAGAAAATGGCAAATATGTTTTAGGAAAGCATACAAAAACTTATAATAGAAAAACTAATATTGATAAGGGAAAAAGAGTTTTTCCTATGACTTCAAAAGCAAGAGAAATAATCAAAGAAATTCTAAACACTAATATTGCTAATATGAATAAATTATTGTTTTGGGATTATTCAAAAAATGATTTAATATCACCTAAAAGAATAAATGATTTTCTTAATTCACTAGATAAAGAACACACCATTAATAATTTTACTACTCATAAATTAAGACATACCTTTATAACTCGTTGCCAAGAAAGAGGTATTCCTTTAGTTGTTATTCAAGCTATGGTAGGACACATTGAAGGAAGTGCAGTAACTAATGATACTTATACTTCTGTTTCTTTAGCTTTTATGAATGAACAAATTAAAAAGATAAGTTAATGCAATAATTAATGCAATACACAAATAAAATAAAAGTAATACAAAATAAAAACAAAAATAGTTAAAGAGAAAACGACTTAATTGCAACGCTTAAAATGAAATCAAAATAATATAAAGTATATTTAAAATAACTAAAAAATATCGTTTTTGACCTTAGGAACCAGTGCCAAAAGCGTGGGGGTTCGAGTCCCTTCATCCGCACCAGACTAAGAAAACAGAGGATTTTACGCCTCTGTTTTTATCCATTTTTA